CTCCTAAACCCGCGCCTGCCCCAGTCCCTAAACCTGCACCCGCTCCGGTACCCAAACCCGCTCCTAAACCCGCGCCTGCCCCAGTCCCTAAACCTGCACCCGCTCCGGTACCCAAACCCGCTCCTAAACCCGCGCCTGCCCCAGTCCCTAAACCTGCCCCTGCTCCGGTACCTAAGAAACCTGCTACTCCTTCACAAGACGACATTGCTGTTCAGGGGACTGTGATGAAAATCGTAAGTCCCACCCAGGTTCGTATAAAGTTCACTGACCCAGATGGAGTATTCAGGACTCCTGTCATAACAAAAACCAACCATGGTCTTGTAAATGGCTCCGACGTCGTTGTCTTATTGAAATCTACCCCGCCATACACGTTTGTCTCCCTGTATCAGGAAAATGCCAAGAATGAACCCAGCCCTGTAGGTCCTCAATTGCTTCCCAGTATTGAGATTAAAGGCCAGGCTCCGATGTTGCCCATAGCAGACATTCCAAATCAATTTGAACAACAGTCCAAGCTTACATATCCAATATCGCCAAGCATAGACAACGGTCCTATGGTTATCCCTGGCTATGTTAAGACTTCGTGTATAATGGAGGCCATTCAAAAGTGCAGTAAACAAGATGATGATAATACTCAGAGCAACTTTAATTTGAGTTCTGGCACGAAGATGCCTCTTCCTCTGCCAATGGCGCCTAGAGAAACATTTACCGACTTGTTTCTGAATCAGAACTATCTGAATAAAATAGATGATAAAAATGTAAACTATGATACAGGTATGGATTACACCGTAGATTTTGAAGTAAGCACAACGCCATTTGAGCAAACACGAATGGTTCCAGAGAATCAGCTGGGAAACGCAATATCCAGGACTCCTGATTTCAAGGTACCGCTGAATCCAATAGCTGCCGAGACAGAGCAAATAGTTCCAGATGATTATCCTAATGTCATAAAATCAAGGGCGGACACTCCTATAGTGGACATCATTGCCAAAAGTTCTATGAATGTTGGAGCTTCAGTTGTGAACTATGCAAAGGTAGCGGGGTCTTGGTTGTCTCAGTATTATTCTGGGATGGCCAAAAACGATGCAATTAGCACTGTGTTCAAGGACAATGCAAAGATGATCTCAATACTAATAGCAGTTGCAGTGGGGTCATTCATTATGAACGCTGGTGTATCCGCGATTGTCGTGGGGATTATTTTGCTGTTGGCAATGAAGAATGTCTCACAAGTCTTTTAATAAATGTTGGAAATGTTCGACATTGTCTGCACCGCGCACATCGCCATGTTGTTCCTCAGGAACCATGCCAGCGCTGCATATCCAAGAAGTAGAGTTGACGCGCCAAAGGATGCCCATCTAAGAATTCCCTCTGTGTTCTTAGATTCCGAATTTATCGTTGGGTCCAGGGGATTGTAGTATATACGTTTCACAGCGCCCTTTGCGGCATCCAATGTCCTCTTTGCCTGCTCGAATGAGCTGAACCTGTCAGAAACCTTGCCAGTGTATGGTTTGCCACCGACGGTGTATTCCACGTTGTATATCACATCAAAGTATGTCCTGGTCGAATACTTGCCAGACTTTACAGTTACCGCCTTTATGTCTCCGCTCTCCACGGTTGCATCAGTGAGGACATACGAAGAGGTGTCGCCGGTTATCTTACTCGCAAACACACCGATGAAGAACAGCACCAGACCAAAAATGCCAGAGATCACGCTTCCTGTTATCATACGGATGTTGCAATATCTTGATATGTTGTCCATTGTACACTATGCGCACATTTCATTTTTCGTCGATATATATCTATATCGACAAAGAGGTGCGCAGATATAAGCCTTTTATTTTCGGACATACTTGTTTCTAGACGCTGGTTGTCTATGACACGTGCTGTCATATATTTTATACACAAGTGAATCCTCAAAACTTAACAATTCATTTCTAATTTTCCTAAGATCATATTCTATTTTTGCAATTTTAGTATTCTGTGTTGCAATTTTAGTATTATGTGTTGCAATTTTAGTATTATGTGTTGCAATTTTAGTATTATGTGTTGCAATGTCCTTTTTTGATTGTTCGAACTCTGCACGCAACGAAGATAACTGCCTTAATATTTCAGATTTCATTTATATAACATGACATAAAAAACTTGTATCCTTTGCATGTTGATATATTACTTCTTGTATATTTTGGTATAGTCGGCAGTCTTCTTCTTCTTTTTCTGCTTCAGTTCTATCATCTTTTTCTTCTGAGAAGCAGTCAACTCCTTAGCAGTACGAGGAGTATTCGCGGTTATACGTTTCTTTGGTCTACACGTGGGATAATATGTCTTTGTTCGCACCTCGCCACATGGTTTGCCAGTTTTGATGTCTATCCATTTTTCATCATACCACCGTTTCAAAGGTGCTTTCTTCTTGGGAGGAGAACTGCTTGTATACGGTTTTATTCCCTTCTTTTCCATTGCTGCTTTATACTTCTGGACAACTTGCCCTGAAAGATATGCGGAAGGCCATCTGCTTTTTGCATCTCGCTTCACTTGCAATTTAATCCTATCATATAACTTTTGGTCTGTAGGAGTGGCCATTTATTTACATATGTTTACGAATTTTTTACATTTTTATGAATGTCGATATGCTCTAAATGACAATCAAACAATAATGTTCTTGAGGTCATCATTCCACATCTGGGTCCGAGAAGTATTTTCCAAGATAGAAAGTTCCTTCTTGAGCTTCTCAGCTTCAATGCGAAGTTTCTCGGCACGTTCCAGGGTCAAACTTGAGATGGACATGTCGAGAAGATACTTATAAGATCCCTCTGACTTGTAGAACTTGAGAGTGCGGAGCTCGGACAAAATAACGCTCTCGGTCTTCTTAGACAGAACAAGCTCATCATTCACGATGAGAGTGATGAAACGATGCTTGTTCTCGGCAATGGCGGCCTTGTGAGAGAGATCCTTGAGGAGATAATTCTTCCGCTTGGTGTAAAACTCTCGCCGGACCTCGAACCAATCGCGGATGATGTCCAGAGAACAAGCATACTTCTTAATCTTACCTTGCGGGTCAAAGGCATGCATGTTAGTTGTGCGAATGGCCTTCTCAAGCTTCAAGATACTGATATCGGGTTCGCCAGAATAGTCAATCTCAAACATAACGTTCTTTTCTGTGTGCTTCTCGCGGAAGTCCACAATGACCTTCTTCTCGACAAGACCCTCCAGGAAATCCTTGTAATCAGAAGTCCACGTGCCAATGGGCAGCTCAGACACAACAACAACCTTGCCATTCACCTTGGCAACACCCTTGCATGTAAAAGTCCCGTTATCATTTTGGACAATGGTCCCAGTAAACCCCTTGTACCACGGAGTCATCGGCACCATCTCCTTGCCAGAGATGAGACGCTTGACGTTGTCGATGATATCCTTGGGATTGTAAGAAGGAATGTCAGTGCTGAACCCTGTCCCGATACCATTGGCACCATTTACGAGCAAAAACGGAATAGCAGGCACATACCACTCGGGCTCAATCGAAGAACCATCATCCTCAAGATACTTAAGGAGCACATCATCACTCTGATTGAACACCTGGCGCGTCGCGGGCGACAACTTTGTAAAGATATACCTGGCAGATGCGCTGTCCTTACCTCCGAGAAGACGAGAACCAAACTGACCGTTGGGGAGCAGCAAGTTCATGTTGTTACTGCCCACATAGTCCTGTGCCATGCCTACAATGGCACCCTGCAGACTCTGCTCACCATGATGGTATCCAGAGTGCTCAGCGACGTAACCAGAAAACTGAGCGACCTTCATTTCGTTGGTCAGGTTCCGCTTGAATGCGGCAAAGAGGATCTTACGCTGCGATGGCTTGAGGCCATCCACCACGCTGGGAATAGAACGCTCCACATCATACCGCGAGAAAAGAATGAGCTCCTTGTCGATGAAGTCAGGGACGGGGATGTTGGTCTTCGACTGGTCCAACTGGTTTCCGGGCTGGAAGTCGAGCAGCCAGGTCTTGCGCTCGTCAGGACGAGACTTGTTGAAAGACCGGTCGATGAGCTCGCCAGAGTCTTCGGTCCACCCAAAGATCTTCACGAGCGACTTGAGGTTCTTGAAGTACTTCTTGGCATCTTCGGATGTGCTTGTTCCGAGACCCTTGAAATACTTGATAGACCATTTGGCACAGTCGGCAGTGTTCTGCTTCCAACTCTCATAGTCAGGAAGACTGTAAAACTCTTTGATATCCTTACCACGGCTTGCCACCACGATGGGAGTGGAAAACTTCTTCAGGAATCCTGGGACGGCGAGGAGGCTGGGGAACTGGGCGTGGAAGAAGTTCATAACGAGGGCGGAAATGTGGGAACCATCGACATCAGCATCAGTCATAAGCATGACAGAGCCATAACGCAGAGATGACGCATCCTTGTAAGTCTTTCCAACCTGAAGACCCAGGATTTGCTTGATGGCGGCAATCTCTGCATTTGCAGCAATGCTTGAAACCGAGGCATCGCGCACGTTGAGCAGCTTACCACGGAGGGGGAAGATACCATACCTTTCGCGACCCACCACGGCAAGACCAGCGGTTGCCAGCGTGGCAGCTGAGTCTCCCTCTGTCAGGATGAGAGTGCAGAGACCAGAGTTTTTGGTGCCAGCCCAGGCAGCGTCCGTGAGCTTCTTGATGCCCGTGAGACGAGTCTTCTTGACACCATCGGTCTTCTTGAGCAGCCGTGCGTCGACAAGGCTCTCGCGAACATTCGTCTCGGCAATGACAGCATCGAGCACAAGACCGGTTGCCTTCTTCAGGAAAGCAGCAGAAGGTGAGAACTTGATGTTCCGCGATGTGAGAATGTCCTTGGTTTGACTAGAAAAAGTCGGGTTCACTACCTTGGCGTTAACAAACACAAACAGCTTGTTCTTCACCATCGCTGGCTTCACGATGGTCTTCTTCTTAGAAGCAGCCTCCACGACAGCCTTGGCGATAGAGTTGACGACAGCGTCCACGTGAGTTCCTCCGCGAGCGGCAGACGCATTCACAAAAGACACACATGCAAACTCATTGGCAGGCGCCACGCCAATGCTCCAGCCATCAGCGGATTCAAACACCACTTTTTCATCGGTATAAAGCTTGAAGTAATCCAACGGAGTCTTGACGTCTAAACGCTTGTTATCCAAGAACACGCGAACACTGCCAAGGACAGCGGCCATATCATAGACTCGGCGAACAAGAATCGACCGGGTGTCATCATCAATGTCGACCATTCCAAAACGCGCAAGGTCGGGAACAAAGGACGTTGTAATAGATTGAGTCTTGCTGGACTTTGTAATTTTTGCATTCGTTGAAGAGTTCATATTATCAGTCCAGCTTTGGACATACTTATGCGAACCGTCGTAGATCTCGACGCTGAATACCTTACTGAAGATGTTGGTGAGCTTTGAACCATATCCATTGCGACCAGCTCCTGTGCGCTCCTTGGTATCGTCAAAGTTCTCGCCAGACAAAAGATGCCCAAAGATCATCTCGGGAATATAAATGCCCTCGTCATTCTTCTCGAGAGGAATGGAACATCCGTCGTTGTAAACAGAAATGGAGTCCTTTGAGATGGTAACCTTCAGTGTGGTCATTGCCCCACCACGATTGAAACAATCGGCAGAGTTGACCAGGATCTCGTCAAAAATCTTCATGAACGCTGGAGAATACAGAACATCTTTTTTGGTGATCTTAGATCCATCAAAGATATATTCATTCCTGAGTTCCTTTTCAACAGATCCCACATAAGTATCCGGACGAATCAAGATATGGTCGCGCTGGGAAAGTTTTATATATTTGCTTGCCATGTCTATTGTCTTAGAAACAAAGTAATACTAAGTGAGCATTTTGTCGATATAAATACATAAATCATACCCTGGGTCAAATGACACTGTAAAATTTGCCTTATCTTTCTTTTACATGATAATGAAAACGTCGATATACATATATATCGACAAAAAGTGAAAACAAACATACAGATATTTCACTCAATCTTCTGCCATGTGCGACCGTATGCTGACTTGCGATCTCCGGAGAGTGCTTTACTTATATGACCTTCAGTTGCTTTGGGATAACCATTGGAATTCAGATACTTTGCGGCGTCCGCTAGGCTGGGATGATCATCTTTTTCAAGTATTCCGTTGATGTAAGACGCGCACTTCATCCGCGCGGACTTCGTGTCATCATACTTGCCATTGGCGTGCGAGCCCTTGCCATTGTCGGAAGCGGTACCGAGGCGAAGCTTGTGAGGTCGAAAATCCTCCCTGTCATCGTCTTCGTGGAGGACCATCTCTTCTGGCTTCTTCGCTTTCCACAACTTGGGATGAAACGCTGCAAACGCCAGAATGTGACACAACCACTGTTTCCCATTGATACCGATGATAGGATATCCGTTGGAACGTCTCAAGCGTTTGCCCGACAGGACATTTTCTGCGTGATTCGTGTTCCATTTCACGCGGTTCATATTTGAGATCTCCCAATAGTCACCACGTTTGGTTCTTGAACCCTCAATCTCCAACCACTTCTCGCCCTCAAGTTTGGGATATTCCTTGTAAGCAAATCCGCGTTGCTTCCTTCGAGCATAATGTTCGATCTTGCTCTTTGTGAACTCGCATTCTTTTGGCAACTTCGTGGCGTTCATACATTCGACCCACTCATTCACGGTCTTCTCGATACCATCCTTGACGACGATGAAAGATGATATGTGAGTCTCTGGGCGATTTTGGTTATCACGTTGACCCTTTTTGCACAGCCATCGAATGTTCGACAGCGCGTCGTTCTTCTTTTGTTTGCTCTTTTTGTGGTCGACCGTGTGTAGTGGGGTTGGTGGCTTTCCTAGGAATGTTGATGCGACCGCGCGAGCTACTCGTATCGTGCGTCGTTTCCCGTTGTCGTCGGTCAAAACACACACATTGTATGCTCCATTGCCATAACTCGGCATTTGTCCTGACTCTTTGTGCTTGATGATGCCAAGCGTGTCGCATGTGTACTTACTGAAGATGACGTGCAATTTGTCTTTGAAGTAATATTCCAATGTCTTTGTTTCAACCATTAAAACAAGATTGTTTGTCTCTTTTACATAATCATTTTTGTCGATATAAATTAAAATACAGAAGAAATGTTAACGTATGGATGATTCATTGCTTCTGCCATTGTGATACGTTCTTCAGGGATGACTCGAACCATCTTTTTGAGCAAGTTCTTCAGCTGGGGACCGCAGCTCATTTTGTTTATCTTCCTGTCGATGGACTTCTGCGATGGTGTATATGCTAAGCTATTCGTGCGTTCCAGTAGATCGTCTACTGAAAAAATTGTGTACAGCGTCACACCGAGAGAAAACACATCTGCTTTCTTCCAATCAATATAGGAAAACTCAACTCCAATCTCGGGAGCCGCATATGAAAGAGTCCCCGTAGAACCAGTAGGAATGTGAGTGTTCAAGTCCACGGCAAATCCCCAATCAGCCAGCACCGCGTCCGCCAACGAGTCATTGATGAAAATGTTGTCGGGCTTGATATCGCGATGAACAACGTTGCGGGCATGTGCGTGACTCAGAGCGCCAACCATCGCACGTGTAAATGTTTTCTGTTGGATCTGAGTTAGTGGCTTTCCAAGCAACCTGGTAAGCATGTCCTGCTTGAACACCGGTAAGTTGATGTAAGGCGTGTCATTGTGGAACCCAAACTCCAGAGGAGCAATGATGTTCTTGTGGGACAATGACTGCATGATGGAATACTCGCACTTGAAATTCTTCTCGCTCTCATTGTCATTCTTAATCGCACTCTTCATCACTGCTTTGTCTCCGGTAGTATTATCTCGAACAATGGAAATCTTGCTGAAACCGCCGCTTCTAAGATTGCGTATTTTTGTGAAACGCTTGGAAGTGCGTCGTATGCCAAAGCATTCCAGGAAGAAGTTCATGTTGCTTTTGCTTAGTTTTACTTCAGGTCCAAATATGTATACAAATTTACACCAGGGTCAAACAATATGTTGTCATTTGACCCTGGAACCCCTGCAGAACATATAAGGAAAAAAAATGATATTCTGATCACTAAAAAAAATCAAGAAGATGTCCGCGTTTAAAGCCATCATCTCTGATCGAGACACCGAACTTGCCAAGAATTTCGAGTTTGATGCGTATCTGAATACGAGTCTCGATGGCATTGCTGCAGATACCATCGAGGGGCGGAAAGAAACATACGGTATCAACTCGGTCCCCAAAACCCCGCCCAAGAGCATCTGGAGAATCATGCTGAATACCATGTCGGACCCTCTGCTTGGTCTGCTGGCAATCTCCGCCACAATCGCCACCATCTTTGGCATTGTCTTCGAAGAGCAGAAGAAGAATTCCGAGTGGATCGAGGGAATTGCGATTTGGTTTACAATTATAGTAATTGTCGCAATTGGGTCTTACAATGATTTCAAGCAGGACAGAGCGTTCCACAAGCTGAACTCGGAAAACGACACCTACATGGTGAAAGTAATCCGAGATGGCAACGAAATGCAGATATCCAACAAAGATCTGGTGGTAGGAGACCTCGTGATTTTGTCTGCAGGTGACAATGTCCCAGCCGATGGGTATCTCGTGACAACGAACAAGCTTGGCCTGGACGAATCCGCACTGACAGGCGAGGGCATCACCATTTTTAAGAACTTCGAGACCGATCCCTGGCTGCGTTCGGGAAGCGTTGTCACCGAGGGCATCGGGTCCATGTATGTCATTGCCGTGGGGCAGAACAGCGAGTTTGGTCGCACCCTTGCTCTGGTCCAGAAGGAGTCAGGGAAGACCCCACTCCAGAAGAGGATTCTCCGCTTTGTCAAGTGGTGTGGTATTGTGGCACTGTGCGTGAGTATGTCGGTGTTCATTGCCCAGACCGTGCGGTGGTCCACTATGGACCCCAGGCCCCCTGTGTCAAGCGGCCCCCTCAAGTACATTGTGTTCTCTATCACAATTATTGTTGTGGGTCTGCCAGAGGGACTGCCTGCCGCCGTCATGATCACCCTGACATACTCCGTCAAGAAGATGCTGCAGGACAATCTCTTTGTCCGTCACCTCTCTGCATGCGAAACCCTCGGAAGCACTTCGATGCTCCTGAGTGACAAGACAGGTACGCTGACCGAAAACAAGATGTCCGTGGTAAAATGCGTGCTGAACAACACCATGTTCGATCACACACCGCCCATCGGAAACATGAAGGCGCTCTTTGAGGACATCCTCATGAATTGCTCCATCAACTCATCCGCATTCCTCACGGAGGCACACGGTGTTGGTAGCCAGACAGAAGTCGCCCTTCTGCGCTTTGTTGACTCATACTCCAACCACCTGACAATTCGCGAAAACAACACACCGACCGAAATCACACCATTCTCGTCCAAGACCAAGATGTCATCGGTGGTCGTTAACGGTAAGACATATCTGAAGGGTGCCCCCGAAATCGTGATGGAGACCTGCTCCCACGTCGCAACCGTTGAGGGAGACATTGTCATGTCGGACGAAATTCGCAAGTCTCATATGGGGCATGTCCGCATGATGGCATCATCAGGCCTCAGGACAATTGCCCTGCTGCGAGATGATGTGCTGCTCGCAATCTTCGGAATCAAGGACCCCGTCAGGCGGAGTGTCCCGGCCGCGGTCAAGATGTGCGAAAGCGCTGGTATCGGTATCATCATGGTAACTGGTGACAACATCGACACGGCCAAGCACATCGCCAACGACATTGGAATGATGAAGCACGGCGACATCGCGGTAGAAGGTAAGGACTTCAGGAAGATGAGCAGGGAGGAACGTGTTGCGATTGCCCCCAAGCTGCGCGTTCTGGCACGGTCGTCTCCGGAAGACAAGTTCGAACTCGTGAAGCTCTACAAGGAGCTGGGGCACGTGGTTGCCGCCTCTGGTGATGGTGCCAACGATGCCCCGGCCCTGAAAGAAGCCGACGTGGGATGTGCCATGGGCTCTGGAACGGACCTCGCCAAGGAGGCATCCGACATCGTCATCCTCAACGATGACTTTGACTCAATCGTAAGCGGAGTTCGGTGGGGCAGGAACATCATGGCAAACATCCGCGCTTTCATCACTTTCCAGGTGGCAATCAACATTGTTGCACTAGTCGTTGTATCAACTGCCGCCTTTTCGAGGGGAACCACACCTCTCAACGTGGCACAGCTGGTGTACGTAAACCTAGTGATGGACTCTTTTGCCGCCATCGGTCTCTCAACTTCCCCGCCATCCGCTAATCTCATGAACAAAAAGCCAGGACATCGTGACGAGTTTGTCATCACGGTAGAAATGCTCCGCAGTATCCTCCCACAGGCCCTGTATCAGGTCGTTGTACAGCTTGTGCTTTTCTTTGTCACTCCAGAACTGATTGATATTTCCGAAAAGCAACTCTCCGGACTAATGTTCAACACTTTCATCTTTTGCCAGATCTTCAACTTTATTAACGTTGTATCAAAGGACAACATTTTCCCCATCTTCGCAATTTTCAAGAAATACATTGCTCTGGTCTGCGTGTTTGGCCTTGTTGCCCTCCAGGTCATCATCATGTTCCTTATCGGAAAATTCTTCAAAATCGAGAAGATTACTCCCAATATGTGGGGTGTCTCTGTCGCAGTGGGCTCGGGAACTGCCCTTATGCATGCTATCGTTGTTCTCACACACCGCTGGCTCAACAATGATGACATCTAGGTTTCTTGACTAAGAACGGCAATGCATGATTGTAAAATGTCTTTTGAGTATATCGACAAAACAGACATGATATGTCGCAAACATGTAAACAACAACATGGATACATCAAAGGCAGAAAAGTATCTTCGACTCGTGGAATTTCAGGCAGAGCTTTTTTCAAAGGACCCTAGCACCAAGGTGGCCGCACTTGTCCTCGACAACAACCAAAACATACGCAGTACAGGATTCAACGGTCTGCCACGTGGGTTTGAAGAAACAACCGAACGTTGGTCAAAACCAACCAAGTATGACTATGTAGTGCACGCGGAAGCAAACGCAATTTGCTCCGCCGCAAGGAATGGAGCGACGCTCGCGGGATGCACATTGTTCTCCACACTCTTCCCGTGCAACGAGTGCGCAAAACTAATCATCCAAGCGGGTATTTCCAAGATAGTCACAAGAAAGCCAGAAGAAAACTCGTCCTGGCTTTCAAGTTTCGAGAAATCTCGGGAAATGTTTGACGAGTGCTCGGTGGAAATTGTGTATATTTAACTTAATGATTTTATGTATAATCAAAGTATGATTTTAGAAGACTTGGAAAAATCAATTAGATTGGTTGGATACAGGTATCAACCAGATCTGCATGGGAGACATGTAAATAATATATATAAAGGAGTTGCGACCGTGACTTCAAAACGTACAAATCACGGGTCTCCTTCTATTGAAGAACTTGATAAAAAGCTGACAACAAAGCTACTGGTGATGAACAGTCCCAAAAATAGAAGAAAGTATGAACTTATGGTAAAGAATAAGGCAAGTTTCATATTCAGAAAATCCCTTGATGAAGCATGGACAGAATCTCATAAGGAGATTTCCTGGGCTTTTGTATTATATACATTCAGAGGAGCTCTAGACAGACTTGCTAGACTATTTGATTCAAGAGAAACTATTGGGGTAGGAGCAGGTATACAATACCCAGTGTGCTTTGTTAAAAACCCTGTATCAGATAGACCTGCAAATCTTCGTGGGCAGAAACCTACAGAAGGTCAAATCAAGGACTTGGAGAGGAAGCGCAAACTTTGGGCAGAAAGCCACAAACAACTTACTATTTTGTGCACTCACATGTATGAAGTGGTATACTCTCTCGAAGCATGTGAGCGTGGAATTGTGTATTGGTCAAGGTTTGGGGGGGAAACAGATGACATAATATTTATACGAAACACAGTTAGATATTTAAAAGATAATTGTAGCCGTGTAAATAAATATTGCCCTTCGCAGAAAAAAAATATCAAACACATGAACACGAGAAAAGAACTACACATATGCACGACGCTTGATAGGATGAGATCAGGAGACTTCAATAAAGTGATACTACGTCTATTGAAATCAAGGACTAGACTACCAGAAACAAGAGCATCATATCTATCACAATTAAGTGAGACAAATAAACTCCTTGAACTGCTGTAAAATACATAATACGTGTTTAAGTTTAATTTCGTCAAACAAACGCAGATATATTCGAGCTTTATTGTAATTATATGTTACCTTCTCAAAACTTTCAAAGTTTGAACTTGGGGGGAAAGGGGGCATATAGCATCCAGCTAGACCAAATCTCACTCGTAGGAGGCGCAGACTCCTCTTACATTGGTCTTAATTCAGGCACGCGCATCCCATCCAGCAACGAATCTTGCCAGAGAAACACGGGCGTGGGCGCAAACGTGCTGACAAGCTCGCAAACAGTGAGCAACACCACAGTCATAGGCGCATACGCAGGTGCCGAACTACAAAACGCCGAGGCGTCAACGGCTATAGGAACGGGAAGCATTCAGTATGGCGCAAATGTTCTGGGCATCACAGCAGTCGGGTTCGAGGCGGCAAAAAATCAAACGAACAGCAGCTACAACACAGCTTTGGGCTGGAAGACAATGGGGATGTTTCGCTCGGGGCAGCGCAATGTTGCCATAGGTGCAGCGGCCGCATATTACGGACAAGACGTTTCCGGGTCAACATTCGTGGGCGAGTCCAGCGGAAGAAACGCAACCGTGTCAAAGGATGACACTTTCGTGGGCTCTGGCTCTGGTCAAGGCGCGGGCAACACGCAAAACAACACGTATATCGGCGTCGACACAGGAAAGTTTGCCACGAACGGAAAGAACAACGTATATCTTGGGGTCAATGCTGGACTGAACAACACAAACGGTGGAAACAACATCTTCATCGGCGTGAACGCTGGTTCCAACACAGTGAATGTAAACGATACCATCATCATTGGGACGTACTCTGGTGGAAACGGGGGAAACTCATCTAACGTATCCGACAGCGTCATCATAGGACCCGGGGCAGGTCAGAATGCCACAGGATGCCAACTCGTGGTGATCGGTAAGAATGCGGGACAGAACCTTGCCAACTGTAGGAACGTGGCTTTAGGGTATCAGGCAGCGCAGTTCATGACAACAGCATCCGAGACAACAGTGGTCGGAGCAAATGCCGGCGCATACGGCGGCAATTCTGTCCATTCCACATTCATAGGATATGAGGCAGGTTTGTCAGGCGCTCAGCAGTCCACATTCGTGGGGTCTGGCGCGGGAAGACAGGCAGGCAATAACACCTTGCTAAACACGATCGTGGGGTTCACGTCGGGTGCAAAGAAACTTGGAAATTACAACACCGTCGTAGGAGCATACGCGGGAAACACTCTAGGAGATTTCAATACTGTGGCGGGATATGCCACAGGGACTAATGTGACTGGCACAATGAATAGCATTTTTGGAGCCAACGCAGGAACGAGTATCACAGGAACCCTTAACACCATCATAGGTTTCAACTCCGGAAACAATGGTTCGCGGAACACCGTGGTGGGCAGTCTTGCAGGTGTAAGATCTAACACTGGCTCCGATAACACTATAATAGGACATCAGACGGGAGCAAGTATTACTTCAGGCTCACAAAACACTCTCATGGGAACATACACGGGCACCGGTCTGAACACGGGAAACCTAAACACCTATGTCGGTTATGACTGTGGAAACGCAGGAAGCAGAAACACCGTGGTGGGAAGTCTTGCAGGTAATAGCATGACGTCAACATCTGCTAACAATACGTTGATAGGCGCCAGCGCTGGTGACACCCTGACATCTGGTGTCAACAATACTCTCATTGGGACGCTGGCAGGAGATGGTCTGGTGACAGGCAGTCTAAACACCGCCGTTGGCTTTTACTCTGGAAGAGACGGATTTCAAAATACTGTTGTGGGGAGCTTTGCAGGAAATGCTACAACAACATTCGCAACTAATAATACTTTCATTGGAGCACAAGCAGGTGTGAGACTTGGCAGTGGTACTCAAAACACATATGTTGGGGCATATGCCGGCAATACAGCAGGATCTGGAACCTCAGTTACAGCCATTGGTTTTGGTGTCGGAGGTCAAGGAGAAAGAAACACGATTATTGGAAGTGCTGCAGGAAATTCTGTTGGCACAACTTCAAAAGATAATACCATAGTAGGTTTTGCAGCGGGAAATACTACCAATGGAACTTTTAACACAGTCCTCGGGGCATACGCAGGAGACCTTATGTATTCTAGTACTTTGAATACATTTGTGGGCTACAACTCGGGAAAGTCTGGATCCCAAAACACAGTCACAGGAGCATATGCTGGAAATGCTATGCTTAGTGCTGCCACCAACAACACTTGTATGGGATATAATTCAGGAACAAGTATTACATCAGGCACAAACAATACATTCTTTGGATCTTTTAGCGGATCTACGGCAACTATCGGATCGTTTACAACAGCAGTTGGTTTTAATGCTGGGGGTTCGGGAACACAAAACACAGTGGTTGGTAGTTCTGCAGGTACCTCAATGACTGCAACAAGCGTTAACAATACACTAGTTGGTTTCCAAACAGGTAATTCTATAACAACAGGAACAAATAATACTATTCTTGGAATGCAGTCAGGGGTAGGTATGACAACTGGGGATCTGAACACCTATGTAGGATTTCAAACAGGAGGACAGGGAAATAAAAACACTGTCGTTGGAAGTCAGTCCGGTCGTATCATGAATGCTTCAACTTCTAATAATACCATAGTCGGATGTCAAGCAGGATCAACACTCACAGCTGGTGTGAATAATACCATAGTCGGAGGTCAAGCAGGATCAACACTCATAAATGGTGCAAATAATACCATAGTCGGAGGTCAAGCAGGATCAACATTAACAACTGGTGTGAACAATACATTACTTGGTTTTCAGACAGGAAATGATATGGTAACAGGCACAGAGAACACCTATGTTGGTTTTCAGGCGGGTCGTCAGGGAATACAAAACACAGTTGTCGGTTGCAAAGCAGGAATGGCTACGACATCAAATGGTAATAACAATACAATTTTGGGTTATGCTGCGGGTAACACACTTGAAGGAGGTGACTTTAACACGATAGTAGGAACGGTTGCTGCCGAAGGTTTGAAATCAGGAAAATATAATACGTTTGTTGGTGTGGACGCAGGTGGCGAAGGTTCTTACAATACAGCCATAGGAATGTCTGCGGGTAATACGATAATTGCAGGAGCTCAATACAATGCTCTCGTTGGTTTCAATGCAGGTGGAAATATTCAACAAGGACTACATAACACGTGCTTGGGCGCATCTGCAGGCATTGACATCACGACAGGGCGAAACAATATCGCTATTGGAAACCTGGCAGGTGCTGGTATAGCATATGCCGTAGATTCCATTTGTATTGGCCAGGGCTCTGGGACACAAGCAGACAAAACAATTGCCATTGGTGTTACCGGGAGAGGAACATCTGGTATGTACAACACTTTCATAGGTGGCACACGGGGGCCTGTTGGCGAAAACACTGTTGGGTCTGATAATACAGGATTGGGGCAAACTTTGACATTTACAAACGCAAGCAGATCAACTTCGGTGGGTACAAGTATTGTTATAGATACAAATACCAATGCTGCATCGCAACATATAAACTCTTTCGGTTCCAGAAATACAATTGGTGTAGGCGACAGTAAGACTTTTGACACGGTCACAGTGGTTGGTCAAAGAAATACACTGGATCCCAACAGAAGTGGTAGTTATGCAACTCTAGAAATAAAAAATACCCATGTGTTTGGAGAAAATATAACGGTGGGTCGCAATATCAACTCTGTGTTCATAGGTCAGAACTCTGTAGCGGCCGGCAGACAAAACACGGTTGCCCTGTGTAATGGTAACAATTGGGCGACGCTTGCCACAAATGGAGACTTTACGGTACCAAGAGACTTAATACTAACAAGAAATGTCGTAAATACTTCGGGCACTATTCTGGTCACGTCCGATCGCAGGCTAAAGACTAACATAAATACCGCAAACATTGATCGCTGCGAGGAAATTGTGCGTTCCCTGGATCTCAAACATTATTCTTGGATAGATGATGTCCAAAGAGAAGATCGAAGCCAACTTGGTTGGATTGCCCAGGAACTCGAAGAGGTATTCCCAAAGTCTGTCATAACACATGAAGCACTTGGGTTAGAAGATTGTAAACTTATTGAGATGAGCCAGATGAACATGGCAATGTATGGAGCGCTCAAGAAGTGTATACAACGCATAGACGAACTAGAAGCCAAAGTGGCATCTTTGGAAAAATAAGAAAGGATGCTGTATCATCTGTTTCACATTGAAACACTATTCCATGTGAACATTTCAGTTGAAAACTAATTTACAAAAAAAAAAAAAAATTAAAGAAACTACCCTATACCTAAAAACTACTGTACCGCGTCTTCTTGGTATACTATACTATACTATACCAACTAACTTAAATATTTATATACCAGAAACAATAGTTATGAAAATATATAAGACTACACTTCACCTGTGTGGTTGTGGTTATGAAACAATACTTTCTGGAAATGCCACTAAACATAAGAAAGTTGATTGTGGTCATACGATGACATCTGTGTCAAAGGAATTTGTTCTGAAAGAAGATCATTTATCAGCTATCAAAGAAACATCTGGGAATGTATCTATTTCTGGTGATAATAATGTTGGGATTGGAACACAACATATTGATACTCAAAACAATATAGATATTGGAACGCAAATCAACATCACGCTACAAGTTCCAGATAAAACAGTCATTGCTTCAATTCAAGAAGCTGTGAAGAATGATGATTGCATAGAGGAGCTGCGATGCGCCGACCCCCATGAAATACCCGCAATATTGTTCAAGTATACGCGGGGCACAAAAGCAGAACAAAAAGTAATCAAATATGACGCAGATAAGAATGTGGTACGACACGTAGACCCTGTTACCGGCAAGGAAGTCGCAAAGGACCTCAAGAGATACAGAAACGAATATCTTGTCAAGAACGCCGATGTGTACGACGACGACTATTATATACCATACATGCCGCCGAGAGTTCAACGGAGCATGAAGGAAATGTCCACACCATCATTTGACTCCGGCAAGAAGAAAGAGAAACAAATCCCCGCAGCAGACGTCATAAAGATGTGCGCATCGGGAGACCACAGAATGTACAAATTTCCCGTAGAAACCAAGAAGTTTTACACGGACGTTGCCGAGAACGTAGACAACGAGATAAAGTCCACGGGAAAAGATGAATGACAAAGTCGCACACCGTCGCGCTATTTGACTCCAAAACACGACGAGCAAAGGAAAGCTCGTCAGAAAATTGTGTATAAAAGATACAATTACGATATGAGGTCTTTAACATTTAGCGCGGCAGAGTTTCAGGTCCCGAGCTGGGGCAACAAGTATAAAGATTACGAGTATACCTTTGATGAGATTACCACCGACCCTGAGAATATGATGGACCCCATCCCATCAGATCACATGGATATGGAAGACGCGCCAGTAGATACTGTACCTGTCGACCCCCCAACTCCTGTTGAGGACCCTGAGAAGCTATTTCAGGAGAAATGTAGCACACAGGTTTTAGCTTCTCGGAATGCGGAGAAATGTCTGTTGGAATATCCATGGAAATATCCAGAAACACGATTTCATGCTAGAACATGCCATGGTGCAATTGACAATCTTGAGTTTACAATTGAAGGAGATATATGTGGTTTTTATGATGGGATTCGAACAACTGAGGGAACTCCTTTTCCAGAATATGAAAAGTGTTTCAAGTCAGACGGATCCGTAAACTTGATGGACAGAGATTGCGCGGAGTCTTGTTTTTTGTTTCCTGCTCAGACAGTATGTAAAAAGGGGTTTACACCTGAACCTGGTATGACTCCAGAACAACAATACCAAGGGTTGTGTGGAACAAATGAGATGTTCAATCTCAACCGAAAATGGTGCGAGAAGCTTGTTAAAGAAAACCAGGATTTACCCGTCATGAAGGAGATGTGTACTCGTCAAAAAATGCAACCAACAACGGGGACACGACGGCACCCAGAAATAGCAGACGTCAAGACATGGTGCAGCATGTACAAGGATTTCAAGGACAGTGGTGAAGTATTCCCCGAGTATAAGAATTGTTTCAAGCCTGATGGCACCTTTGACCCCACCGAACCCGAGTGTGTTCAGTCTTGTAAAACACGTACATCTCAACCCGCTTGTAAGGAATATCTTGATAGTATTGCTCCTCCTCCGTATGTATGTGTCAATCCCATTGGTGTTTCGACGCCATATTCAGATTATAAGCCTGGTGTGATTTACATGGTTTGTGAACAGGATGACCCTCTGCGAAACATTTACCCTGACCAGTATGATGCCATTGTTACTTCTGTTCAGCAAGGCACAGTAGAAACTTTCACGACTTCCATGAGTGCTGCTCCATCTTCTGTAACACTGACTGTTAATATACCAACTACGAATAGTGTACAGAAAATCGTGATTAATAAACCTGATAGGGTGTTCAAGGTTGGTGACAAAGTAAAGACCTATGGCAAAGGTAGGATGGTAGCTGGTGTATTCATCCCTGGTCCCAAGCCTCCTGGTCCCAAGCCTCCTGCGCCAAAACCAACCGTGTTCAAGGGAATTGTGTTCAGAGTCATAAATGCCGATAGCGTGAAGGTGGAATACAAGGATTCTACCAGTCCTGTAAAGGTGGTGACATTCAACAAGAAAGCTCACGGGTTGAAAGCACTGCAGCCTCTGAACGTGAGCGTGGTGAACGGAACGATTGTGTCTGTTGTAGCAAGCGGTCCCGTGCCAACTCCAGTGACAGTTCAGGGGGTTGTAATTGGACACACATCTGCGACAACCATTATTGTCAAGTATACCCTGAATGGTAAGGAGGTGAAGACTACGGGTCCAGGAATTCCAAGTATGTTAAGGAAACCAGTTATCATAACACTCATAGGTAACAAGGTTGTAAATGTTGTTCTCGTTCCTAAACCCGTGGTGGTGTCTGGTGTTGTGATATCACGCGTGCTTCCCAAGACTATTACCGTTCAGTACACGTTGGCTGGAAAGGTAACAAGGTCTGTATTTACAACTGCCGCAGTAAAGTTCAAGGTTAGTCAGCCCGTGACCATAACCCTGTTGAACGGCAAGGTAACCAACGTCGTGGCGGCTGTTCCCAAGCCGGTTATCGTGTCCGGAAAGGTTATAAGAGTGGTCAATGTGAACTCTATTCTAGTTAGATACACGGACACCAAGAATGCTGCCGTGAATGCCACAGTGGCAAAGACGAATCATAGAATGAAAGTGGGTCAGGTCGTGAAGGTGACGCTGTTGAATGGGAAGATTACGTCTGTGGTGTGATTGAGCGTTTCCATTTTTGTCGATATATGTTAAGTTGAACTCATTAAAATGTTTTAACTTAACATAGATGCAACCTGCAAAAAATTTTCAAAATTATACACTTGCGGGAAAAGGTGCGTATTCACTTGAATTAGATCAAATTTCTCTTGTTGGCGGATATGATTCTTCTTTTGTTGGTTTGAATGCAGGCACACGGATTCCCGCAAGCGATGAATCTTGCCAGAGAAACACCGGTGTGGGAGCAAATGCCATGGTGTCATCGCAAACCGTGAGCAACACGACGGTTGTTGGTGCATATGCTGGTGCGGAATTACAAAATGCTGAATCATCCACTAGCGTGGGAACTGGAAGTATTCAGTATGGTGCAAATATTGTCGGGCTCACATCGGTTGGTTTTGAGTCAAGTATGTATCAAACCAATAGCAGTTACAACACAGCGGTTGGTTGGAAGACAATGGGACGCTTCCGGAGCGGGCAAAGAAATGTGGCCATAGGCGCAGCAGCCGCGTATTATGGGTTTGATGTAACTGGGTCTACATTCGTTGGCGAGTCCAGTGGAAAGAATGCCAGCTTGTCTGTAAATGATACATTTGTGGGCGCCGGGTCTGGCGAGTCTACTGGCAACTCTCAGAATAACACATACATTGGCGTTGACACTGGAAAGTATGCCACGAACGGGTCCAACAATGTGTACATAGGCGTGAATGCTGGGTTGAACAACACTAACGGTGGCAACAACATCTTCATCGGTGTTAACGCAGGGTCCAACACTGTAAATGTGTACGACACCATCATTATTGGTTCGTATGCTAGTGGCAACGGAGGTAACTCATCAAATGTCACGGATAGTGTGATAATAGGTCCTGGGGCAGGTCAGTATGCCACCGGATGTCAACTCGTGATAATCGGTAAGAATGCTGGGCAATACCTTGCCAACTGTAGGAATGTGGCAATTGGGTATCAGGCGGCACAGTATATGACCACTGGGTCCGAGACCACTGTTGTCGGTGCAAATGCTGGAGCGTATGCTGGTAACTCTGTGTTTTCTACATTCATAGGATACGAAGCGGGTTTGTCGGGTGCACAGAGGTCTACTTTTATTGGTGCGGAGGCTGGCAGAAATGCAGGGAATAATTTAGCACTGAACACAGCCGTTGGGTATCAAGCCGGAGCAAAAGACATAGGTAACTATAATACCATTGTTGGTGCATTTGCAGGAAATCGTCTTGGTGAGTTCAACACTGTCACTGGTTATTCTGCTGGTTCTAATGTGATTGGAAGTCTTAATAGTATTTATGGGACATTTGCAGGTGCCGATATATCTGGAAATTTTAATAGTGTATTTGGCACTGCTGCAGGTGCCAGAATTAATGGCATTCGCAATTCTATTTTTGGTGCTGTTGCAGGTGTAAATGTGAATTCTAATAATTGTATATTTGGTGCCGGGGCAGGTGTACAAGCTACAGGTTCTAAGAATGTTTTGGTTGGTGTTGAATCTGGCGCTAGTGTGGATGGAGATTTTAACTGTCTTGTGGGGTTTTCTTCTGGAAACAGAATGGATGCCGCGAGCAATAATGTGTTTTTGGGAGCATTCACAGGTCCTACAGAAGCAACACCCACTGGCTTGACCAACGACCGTAATTGTTATATTGGTATCAGCGCGGGAAATTTTGGACGGGAAAACACGTACGTGGGAGCATTTTCGGGCAGAAGTGCAAGAGGAAATCTCAATACAATGATGGGTTTCAACACAGCGCCAAATGTGTCTGGAAATCTGAACGTTTTTATTGGGTACAACACTGGAAACGATGGATACAATAATACGTTTGTGGGCTCATTCGCGGGAAACATATCTGGAAAATTGTCTAGCAACAATGTCTTGGTGGGATATTCCGCGGGTTTAAAATTAGGCAACGGGAAAGACAACACGCTCATGGGCAGTTTTTCGGGCAATACTTTGACAACGGGTAACCAAAATACCATCGTTGGTTATCTTGCCGGAATTAGTTTGACAGGAGGTGACGGAAACACACTACTGGGTGCGGAAGCAGGAGGAGAATTGGGAAACGGAGATGACAACACGTTTGTGGGCACCCAAGCGGGAAGAAGCGGTGACAGAAACACAGCGGTCGGTGCCAATGCTGGTTGGATACTGACAACTACATCGATTGAAAACACCATCATGGGATTCCATGCTGGAAACACTCTGACTAGTGGTGATAAAAACACAGTAATTGGTTCGCACGCCGGCATAGGATTGTCCGGAGGCAACTTTAACACGTCTGTTGGTCATGAAACGGGAGGCGGAGGAACTCGAAACACTGTGATAGGGACGTACGCTGGTAACTCCATGCTTCCGGGAGCTGAAGAAAACACGGTCATTGGTTATGGAGCCGGAAATCTCTTGACTAACGGGGACAGGAACACGGTGATAGGATCGGAATCTGGGGGAAACATACGAAGTGGTGTCCAAAACACATTCATAGGGTATCAGGCAGGGCGAGCTGGCGACAACAACACGGTCATTGGGAGTCAATCCGGTAATATTCTAGATTCCGCTGCTGTTAACAATACTTTAGTTGGATTTCAATCTGGAAGCATTCTTACTATAGGAACTAATAATACACTTCTGGGAGCTTTTGCAGGTAATGTCGTTACAGCGGGAAACTTGAATACAATGGTTGGGTTCAGTGCTGGCAGAGGAGGAACGCGGAACACTGTCATCGGGGGTTTTGCGGGCAGCACTACTACATCAGGAAGTTCTAATAACACCGTGATTGGGTTTTCCGCTGGTAATACTATTACTGCTGGAGATTACAACACCATCATCGGGTTTGACAGTGGAAAAAATCTCACCAGCGGTAGAAACAATACATATATTGGCAGCGAGTCTGGTGGTCAGGGTAGTTTCAATACCGTCATTGGTTCTTCCGCTGGGAACAGTCTTTCTGCAGGAGCTCAATTCAATACTTGCTTGGGTCCTCAGGCAGGCAATGCAATTACCACGGGGCAGTTTAACATTGCGATTGGTTATCTTTCTGGCGAAGGTATAGCAGGAACCAACAATAATATATGCATAGGTCAACAGGCAGGTACAAAGGCAAATAATACACTTGCAATTGGTATAGTTGGCAGAGGAACCACCGGTCAGTATAATACATTCATCGGCGGTAGCGATGGCGGGTCTACTTATGGCGGAGGCGGAGTGGGAGAAAACACGGTGGGGGAATTGAACACCGGACTTGGTCAATCTTTGGATTTTACAAGAGTGAATCGGTCTGTTTTGATTGGCGTTGAATGTTCTGTTAGCACCACGAACACGTCTGCGCAATCGGTATACTCCTTCGGCGATACCAATACTGTTGGCATAGGGGGGTCGTCTACTCTCGGGGAGATAACCACGGTCGGTCAGCAACACTATTTAGACCCAACCGGTCCGGGAACCAACCCTTCGACCGGTATTTCGAGAGTTCATGTATTTGGTTATGGCGTTAGCGTCAACAGAAATAACGATGCTGTGATAATCGGACAAAATTCGACAGCAATCAATCAAAACAATCTGGTTTCCCTGTGCAATAACGATAACTTTGTGACGCTCGCAACCAACGGGGATTTCACAGTGCCTGGCGCAGCTTTCAAACCAGGCGGGGGTCTCTGGACGGCAACTTCCGACCGCAGGCTGAAGAATGATATTACCACTGCAAACATTGACCGCTGCGAGGAGATTGTGCGCTCTTTGGATCTCAAGAAGTTTACATGGGCAGACCAAGTCCGTGAGAATGACAGGAACCAGCTTGGCTGGATTGCTCAAGAAGTGGAAGAAGTGTTCCCCAAGGCTGTTGTCGAAAAGGAAATGTTTGGGTTGGAAAATTGCAAAATGGTTGATGGCAGTCAGTTGTTGATGGCAATGTATGGCGCTCTTCAGAAATGCATACGTCGCATAGATGAACTCGAGGCACTTACACAAGGCGCTTCACAGCCTTGAATTCGTCTTCCGTGAGTGAAATGTCACCGCGCATGAACAAGATATCATATGACACAAAGTGTTTCTTATCCAAGAGTGTTTTCACGAGCGCGACATCATCACGAAACTTGTAGTACTTTGAGTCTGGGCGCTTTACTCCCGGACCCCCAACGCAGATGTTCAGACCACTTGGCCTTGAGACACTGTCTTCGATAGCAATTGCCACGCGTTCCAAGGTGTCAATCTGACGAGCCCCTGTAACCGCAAGAGTAGACAGCAGAGGTGTTTTGTTTATCTCCAGAGCATTCTTGAGAAGAGTGCACTTTGACGACGCGCGCATATGTTCCTTGAACCGTTCCTCCGGCATCTTCTTGGTCTGCCCGATGTATTTCTGACCCGTGTTGAAGGAAATCTTGTAAAGCCGATGGAGCTTGCAACTTTCTCCGCTGGTCGCAATAATGCGGTTCATGGTGAGCTGGGCCAAGTGACGAACTGAAGTCATTCTGACTATAATATATAATTCGAGAACAATGTGCTTTTATGCTCTCGGGATTGATGTCATTTGACCCAGGAAGTAAAAATAACATAAATACAGAATGTTGTGATAAGCTCACACAAAATGAAAGAGATAAATGAAGTTATCGCATATGACAGGGCAAGACATGTTATAGACAATTTCGAGTTTCCAGAACTCGAGCCATCGGAAAAGTTGGTGATCAAGTTCCGGAGTTGCTTTGGAGATAAAATAGTGTACACGCTGAGAGGAAAACCAAGGACTATGATGGCCGCGGTAACAATACATGATAAAGCATCCTTCTTGGTCATGAATTCAAATGAGGAAGTGCGAGAGCATATGTTGGAGATGTTGTCAGAGTGTACTGCTTTTATCATTACTGCCACGCGGACGAGAGTAGATGTTTCTACGCCAATGACATCCAGAGACATCATTCGTACTTTGAATAAAGAAACAGATGGGTATACCGAACTGCATATCGTTGCAACATATGATGATGCTATTTCAAAAGTGATTGTTGTCCCAGAGGACAATAAGTATAGTTTCAGTTTTTCAACATTTTCTATGGGTCTTGATGCTGACGCTCCCGCAATTGTTGAAACGTACAAGAGCGTGAAAAATCACAAGTGTGCCATCAAACACATTAATGACATTTTCAGGTTAACTCTTCCCTTTGAAGATTCTTTTCTGACAATAGAAAGAAAAGAAAAGTCTACGATCTTTGAATATCTATGCCCCGGGCCTGCTTACATATCCCGACCTTTTCACGAAGAACTTCTTGTGGTAGCATGGCAGCCTGACTTGATGAAGAACTGTATCGATGAACATGATGAACTTTTTGCCAGATGGTAAATAATATATTATGTAATATAAACATAATGCATTACCTCCTAGTCGCCCTTATTGTTGTTGCGATAGTAGCTGCGTCATTCTGGTGGTTCAAAGTGCGCAAGGAGAAGTTTACCATGAAACTTTATAGACCTACTTACAAAACCAAGATTCCTGCTACAACTTGGGACCCGGCAGATGTCTTAACCGCGGTAATGCCCCAGGGGAAGGGGAAAACTCCCGCGCTTGCCGTGGAGCTTGGAAATTATCGTAGGTTTGTCCGCGTTTGATTTTTGTCGATATATATATATGTATATCGACTCCTGTAATTATATATATAGGTGTTTATTTAACATATACAAAATGAGTAAAAAGTGTTCTGGTTGCAAAAAATTGCATGCAGAACTCACAAAGAAATGTTCAAATTGCAAAGAAAGTGATCGCAGATATCACGAGGCACACAAAGAAGAAAAGAAAGTATATCACGCAACATATTATGAAGCAAAGAAAACAACAATTTTGGCAACAAGTGCTGAGTATCGCAAAGAAAACAGAGAAGAAATACGCGCAAGAGACAAAGCTTACAGAAACACGCGTAAGGGGAAGATGAGGAAGATCAGGTGTAATGCCAAAAAAATGAATAGAGGTATAACAATGACAGATGATGAGATCATGGATATGACAGATATGCCATGTGAATATTGTGGAGCAGAGACAGAGGACAAAGTGAACCGCAATGGCATTGATCGTCTGGATAGTTCAAAGGGATACATTCTTGATAACTGTGTATCTTGTTGTGGTGTTTGCAATATGATGAAGGGACAGATAGATCCTCTGACATTTATAGAACGTTGTGCTCATATATCATACATCAACGGTGGACCAGGTAGTCTCACAGAACACTGGTCTCAAGTAAATAAGTGTTCGTATATAAAATATAAACAAGCAATGATAAAGAGAGGAATAATTTTCGAACTCACAACAAATGATTTCGAAGACCTGAAAGCAGGAAACTGTGTTTATTGTCATCGTCCTACCACGGACGAACATTCTAATGGTATTGATCGCACAAATCATGATATTGGTTACATTTTACACAATTGCGTAACTTGCTGTTTTGACTGCAACTTTATGAAGAAATCTCATTCTGTTGAATATTTTATTGATAGGTGTATCCAGATATCAAAGAAGAAACATTCTTTCCCGAGTGTTCCTCGTTTTTTGATGACATGCAATAAAATGTAAAACACCATAGGATCTAAATTAATGCTTCGCCGCTTCAACCGCATTTAAAATATTTACAATAATAAATGTCATCGCTCGAACTTAGTCCGGGCTTCTTTGATGCCAGAATGGCAATGTCTGATGACGATGATGATATCATTCCACAGAACATAAATGTAGAGGAACTAGAGGAAAACAAACCTACAAAGATTGTGTTCGTAGAGTTCATAAACTTAATGTTTGTAAATCAGAAGAAGAAAGATTGCGGTTGTGGAAGTGGTTGGTCGCGGACTGCTAAATATTAGCCAGTTCTTGTTCTGCAACGATCGTACGTCGCTTTCTGTAGAGGATACGTCGCACGAGCTTCTTGAGCCCATCTGTGCTGTTGCAATTGTATATAATCACCGCTATATCCGGGAGCCGCTGGATACTTACCCGGACCGTCGAAACCTTTATCGGCTGTCGAGTTCGGAACTACTCTGTATGTTAGAGCGCATAGGAAGGAATTATCGACACCTTGCGTGTTATATAGAGACCCGTCCGGACGTTCGAGACGAAATGTTAATTTTTGAAGCTTACCAATGGGGAAAAAACTCTTAGCAGGAATTGATTTGAAATCGTATTTTTCCTGCGAATATCCGTAACCTATAAGGTTCACGATGCCAACACCGGCCGTAGTGGGTTCTCCTGTGCGATCCTTATATATCATTTGTTCTAGTTCCTTGCATCGTATTTTGATGTAACGCGCGCCTCGTATATTCACGATGCCAGGAGACGTCAGATTGTTACCAACTGCTCCCGCTATCACGGTCGTCGCAAAATATTCCCCGGGAAACACATTTGCACCGTTTACTTGCATGTACGCCCCTGGGACGGGTGGCAGATTCGGGCTGTGGAACCACAGAGATGTACAGTTTATAGCAGTGGCCGGCGTTGCTGCCGTGAATTCTACGAAATAATTCTCCCCCTGGACAAAGTTGCTGATTATCGTTAGCGGACTTGAGATACTGGGTGTCAGCTCGTCGTTTATGCTCATGATATTTCCAGATGCTATGGTAGTTCCATTCCCCGCGTATTTTATGGCGACATTGGACACGAACCCTCCTGATGGTGCGGTACCAATATCGTTAAAATACCCTGTGACTGTAGTCGGGGCTCCTGCCGATGGTGCGGTGAAGTATTGCCGGAGGACATCGGTTGATGTTATCTTTACAAAACTATTCTTGTCTCCTGGGGGGAACACGCCAACAAACTCATTAATGCTTGTAGAACCTGGGATGGTGCCAGGGATTGACAAGAACGTATTATCTGCCCCATTTGGATAGTTCACTGTGTAACCTGGGACTACATTGTAGTACCCTGTTGCCATGGATTGAGTAACATTCACAGGGTCTCCAAATCCTATTGTAGAGTTTATAGACCCGCTCAGAAGAGTAAAGGGTCCGGAAGAGGTCAGGTTTATTTTGTTTGAGATTTCATTAGGGTTTGTCGTGGGGCTTACTTGGAGCACGGTGGTGTCGTTGAAAGCATTTGCAACCGCAGTGAGCTGATTATTTATTTCATCTATCAGCTGGCTCAAGTTGTAGTCACCGGGAGTTATGTTTGCGGTGCGTATTTGCGTGAGTTCGCTCTCCCAGGTGGCAATGTTTGTGGGTTGTCCTATGGCATATACGAGCGAGCGTTCTGTCTCATCTACCAAGTAGTCTGTACGTGGGATTGAAACGTTTAGGATTTCAAACTTTGTCACATTGCGAAACTGTGAGTTGAATGTCACCTCAAATTCTGAGGGAGTTGGGTAGGCAGCCTTGTCGCGCTTGGACGAGTCGACCAGGAAGATATACGTTTCGTCGACACCTTTGCTCAAGATTGTTTCTACGTCGTCCATATCTGTTTATATATACAGTTATTTATTACAAAAATTAGACACACCATAAAAAATGTGTTTAATAGTATATACACGATGTTGCTTGACATATTGAACCGGACCCCTGGTTTACTGTTCACCCTGATGCTTATAGCATTTGTGATCGGCACTATGGTTAATTCTATTATGGAAGCTAAGAAGGCAAATGCTGCCAAGCCTGTTGTGAAACCTTAAATTTAAAAAATAATATTTGTTGTTACTATACAGTATGAAGCTAGTGCCATCCAGCCCCCTGATGTTCCTCGTGGTGATTGTCGTGATTTTCGCAGTAGGTCTGCTCTTTGGCAAGATGTTCAACAAGAAGAAGACCGAGAAATTCGACTCTGTCATCCACGGCATTCCCAGTACCGTGCAAGAGTTTGCCGCCAGCCCCAAGGTCCTCGCCCCCGTTCCCACGAACAAGGGAGTCACCACACATGACGATTGGTGTCAAAAGTTTAACTGTTAAATAAAACATAGTTTATAAATTTCTTGTTTTTTATACGGTCTGAAATTGTTCTTCTGCTGATTCCGAGCATCTTAGATGCCTGAAGTTCGGATTCATATATAACACCATCAATGCTCATTTTTTTGCGCGCGCTCTTAGTTTCATCATATCTACCTGCATTGTAAGCATATGATATATTACCACTTTGACTACTAAGTTCTAAATTACTTAGTCTTGCATCTTGTTTATCATGATTTTTGTGATTGACAATCATATTATTTGGTATTTTGCCATTAAATGTTTCCCAAACAACTCTGTGAAGTTGATATGGTTTGTTTTTTATTATGATACTTGGGTATCTATCAGTCTCCTCAGAAAGACGTTCTGACATCTTTTCTTGAGAAGAAACTTTCTTTATATACCCGTGCTTGAATTTATAACTTACTCTTCCATAAGTGCTAACAGATACCGCATAATTAGGAACATCTTGATTAACTACTTTCCATTGTTCTTCTGGTAAGTCTGGCAGTTCCAATGGCGTTATCCAAATATAATTTCCATGCGTTTTCCTTTTGCCATTGAGACACATAGAAATCCCAGAATGATGAATGTTATCATAACACAACTCCGCAATTAGAGCAGACTCAAATTTTACTATACTTCCGTCCCATACATGAATGCCAACTATGGGACAAGAGTCTACATTTCCTCTGCTATTAGGTCGTCTATCAAAACTCTGTTCTGAAGAAGTTGCCCATTCTAAATTATCCACACGGTTGTCAAGTTTATCATGATTCTTGTGATTAGGAGTCCAACTTTCATTCCAGTCTGTCGGTTTAGGAAGATGAGCAAGCGCAACAAGATTGTGAACTCTCATCTTTCCAATGCTATCTGCCATGTTAACTGCCAAATACCCAGAACTAAGATGAGTTGACAATATTTTCGTGGCACCTGTTGTTTTTAGCACACTTCTTATTTCTCCGCCAGTGGATGCCTCATATGTAATCTTATAAGTTTCTAAACCAACTGACTCCCACATGTATAAACTACAATACAATCAAGATTCTTATATACTTGTTTTGTCGATATGCGGTAAATTCAACTGTTAATCAAAAAAATATTTGATTACTAAAATGCAAATCTGGCAAGTACTCGTAATTGTAGCACTGTGTCTTGCCCTCGCATACTTTCTGATGAAGGGCAAGAAAGAGCGCTTCACTGGTCAGACAATGTTCCTGGACACCCCCAGACTCCGCCCGGTGCTGCGCAGCAGAAATGACGAAACCATGGATGTCCTCGCGTATTCTCTCGGCGGTTTAGACGTACCCAAAACCAAGAAATGTTAAAGAAAACGGTGGTTATTTTGAAAAGTGTACATACATTTTTCAAATCACAATGGGTACGTTTGGTCACGATACTTTCTTATAAAGGCTTCGTCCTCGTTAGCACGCGCAGCATACAATGGGTTGGATCTTTTAAAGTAAATGCTTAAGACATTTATCCTCGCGATGAGTTTATTGATGCCATCTCTGGTTTTTCTGTCCGCAAATACTTTCTTCAGTGCTTTCCGTCTGGAATCCCTAGTATCCGATATGTGGTAGCCATACTTTTCAAGAGAGCCCTCGTGTTTTAACTTTATAACTACCTTGGGCGTCATATACATATATCAAACATTTTACCGTTTGTACTTCACACCATCACTGCGACCCGCTTGGCGGCTATTTACACCAATCGAGGTCAGCCATAGAATTGGTGGGTCGGGGTATTTCTCGGACCCAATTATATCAAAATTCTTATCATCGTAATAACTTCCTGGCACGCGTGTAAACTGCTGATTTAGTTTGCTTGCGCCAAGAGTATTTGTGTAAGTCTGGTCCATGGCATAAGGAGTCGTCTCGTACTTGGAGACATAATGTGTCCTCAGTCTGCCTATCTCCTCAAGAGTTGGGACGCCGCAGAAAGAGGTATCTGCATCTGGGACAATGCGCTTCATGGGCAGAGTTGTCCAGGCGGGTTCTCCGCCTTCAAAGGCGTTCATGGGGATGCCTCCCGCGCCTCCCGGAATCATTCTGATCTGAGCAGCACGAATGTTGTACGGCTCGGACAATCTAGAATCCATATTTATCTATGACAATATTTAATTTACGATTCGGAATAAGCGGGTGTCTCACGAGTGTTAATTCCAGCAATGAAGCTGTTGGTGGCAGCCGCCAGAGGAACGTCAATTTGCTGCCAAGTGTAGGGAATGGTGCTCACGTCGGTTAGGAATGTACGAGACTTGGTTCCACGAAGAGAAGAATCGAACCCGCGCACGAGGTCATTTGACTTGTCGATGTTGTAGAACTCACCATCACCTCTTCCGAGATAAGGAGAGGTGCCCCACAGCTCGGTGTTGGTGTCTGCGAACCCGCCTTCAGACCGCCTGCAGGCACGAGTTGTCTTCTGCACCACAACATCGCCGTACAGGCGGGCTGCTTCGGTGGAGAGACCTATGTTTACCAGACCCCAGATTGCCTGGTTCTTGGCATTCGTGGCCTGGGTCTCGGTGGCGGTGTATTTGTAATTATAGGTGCTGAATGGGTTGTCTACGAGAGGGATCTGGTTAAACAACACTTTGCACCGGCAACTAACGCCCTGGCACTTGGTGCAATTCTTCTTGGGTGCTTGAACTCTGGCCATTTATATTCTAAGTATATTTTATTTTTAATCATTTGTTGCGAAATTTAATATGAGCGTTATTTATGAGTATTACATTTGCTGCCATATCGCTTGCCACATTGGGTGCGCTCGTTTACAAGAATGCCGAACCGCAAACATCAGACATTGTATCCTCGGTAAACGGTAAGACCTATAGAGTGAGAAATACAGAGAATTTGGAGAATGACCAAGCGGCAGCAGATATGCTGGCAACTCTTGAGAACAGGGCGCGGAAGTTCATAAACGCTGCCGCCATTGCTTACCCCAATGATACAAACCTTAAGCGCATAAAAAAGTACTGGACCGGAACAATCACAGAGATACCTCAAACCGAGACCATAGCATATGCCATAGAAAAGAAGGAACTGTATATGTGCGTCAGGGATAGCACGGGAGCTGTTCAACAAGAAGACGATCTTCTGTTTGTCTTGCTCCACGAACTGTCACACATAATGAACCCGTCATACGGTCATGACGATTCCTTTTGGTCACAGTTCAAGAGGACGCTAGAAATTGCCAACAAGCTGGGGTATCTTCCTTTCAAGGACTATGATACGTATTCGGTGTCTGTATGTGGCAAGACAATCACATCAAACCCCATGACATGCGTGAAGAGAGGTAAATGCAAATCTGAGCTGGCCCCTATTCGGCCTGGGCAATGAACTCGAGAACTTGACTCGAGAACAATATGAAGAATGATTATTTTGTAAAAACTAATCACGAGCAGAAAAGTATGGCATACATTTTGAGGGGTCCTCTTTGCAAGTTTTTCCACGTGAACCATACAAAAATTCAGCAAATGCTATGGTATCTGGAGCACTGGTTGTGGAAGGCATAGTTGTGAACTGACGCTGGCTGTTTTCGACTTCGTATACATCGTCAAGGTTGCGGAAGAGTCCTTTGTTGAAGTTCTTTCTCATCTCATCTGCCACGCCAGGGTCGTCATAGCTGCAAGCAGGGGCCCTGCCTTCATCACCAAGAAGAGCTCCTACAGTTGCATTGGAAAAGGGGTTATTTGGCGTTGATGGGCTGCACGCTTTTCTTTCTCTTTTGACCGTGGTTGGTCTTAGGTTAGAGTACGATTCGTTCTTCGTTTTCTTTTTGTTTCCAAGGGCAAAGGCAAGGGTGATGATGACTACGATTGCAAGGCCAAGGACGAGGTACATAGGGTTGGACCTGATGAGGGCGACGGCGAGGGAGCAGTAAAAAACTAATCTGACGATTGCGTTAACTCTTTCGGCGTCAGATTGGTCCCTGCTTGGGATAATTTCTGACGGGCGTAGGAACAGCACTCTCAAGTTTTTGAACCATATAGGGTCCTGTTGAAGCGTTTCTGCAATCATTTATAGTAAAACTATATATTTTTAAAAAAAAATCAGTCCATCTCCGGACTGTCTTCGTTCCTTGTCCTGAAATATTCCATGATGGCATCGCGAAGCCCTGACTTCTTGTCCTTCTCTAGTTCCAGAACACCGTAGACATTCCGGTAAATATCAGTCTCGGGGTTGTATGTGTGCTCGGTGAGAATGTCCCACCTAGATACATACTTCCGGTTCTTCTTAGCGCCATGGAAGTCGTGTAGAATGGTCCCATTCACGTACCCAAAGGAACCACGTACAACCTCATCGGCACGGTCCTGCCACCTCAGAACATCCTTCTTGTATGCTGGGTGAATCTTAGAGGGGAGTGTCAGTTTTGCCTTGCCAATTAAAGCTCCGCACATGTGATGGTCCCCGGCACCAAGAACACCAGTTTCCATGAGAGGAAGTTTTTCGAGCACAGAACGGCGGAACCCAAAGGCAAACCCTGGGTGGAAGGGAACGCCATATCCAGTGGGACCCTTCTTGTTAGCTGGCTTTTCGGCATAATATGCCCCATTACCGTTTGGCTTTGGCCTCCACTCCCACCCCTGCGCATGGCAGTAACCGAATGACCTGTGAACATTCATCACTTGGCCATCGGGGCCCATATCGCAAGCAGTCTCGAAAGGCTGGACAACGCGGTATTCCTGCAGGCTGTTCACAAGTTCGGTGGCAAAGTGGGGGTTTGTGAACTGAATATCTGCGTCAGCAAATAGAACATACTCACAGTCGTGGGGGATGAACCTGGCGCCGATGTTCCAGAGGTTCTCCTTGAGCCAAATCTGGCTGTTGTTGCGGACGCGGACATCGATGGTCTTCACGCCAGTCTCCAGAGTGTTGGTGATCACAGTTTCGTTGGCACAATCCTTAGTGAGTTGGAAGTCGCGCCGGCCGAGGGCACATTCCACAGTTATCAGGTTCAGTTTCAGCTCGTTTGTGATATGGTGTTTGAATTTCCTATACAGGGCATACCGTGTCTTGAAGCGCACGGGGTTTGAAATAGCAGTGATGACCCATAGGTTGTCATGAGCATTCTTCTGCATGCACCCATCGTATTCTGGGTCTACGTGACGGGGGTGTGTGTGTGTGGACACGGGGTGTGGCTCGTGGAACTCTGGGTGACCAGTGGCACGGCCATCAACGAACCGTGGTGCAATGTTCATACTTTGTCTACTGTAATAATATTTTACGCACGTTTTGACGACAAATATTTGTCGATAAAAACTAATCTGACGATTGCGTTAACTCTTTCGGCGTCAGATTGGTCCCTACTTGGGATAATTTCTGACTTCTGACGGGCGTAGGAACAGTACTCTCAAGTTTTTGAACCAAGGTTCATCAGATTTTAAATAAAAATAAATATGTTATTAAAGCATGGAACAAAGAATGACACCAACCGATGTGTATCGTACAACATTCCGTCAAGTCTTATCAGATTATGGTTATGATACCCCAATCACGACAACTTTTGCCGGTCGCAAAGCTATTAAATCCGCGAAGAAGATCGCAAAGAAAGCTGCACGTCATTTCAAGAAGACTGGACAGGTACCAAGCTCTGCCGCTATTAATAGTCTTGCAGGAAGAGAAGCGCAACAGCAACAAATACCAATGATTATAATGTCCCAAGGCGGTGGCATGGGCGGTGGCATGGGCGGTAATATGGGCGGTGGCATGGGCGGTAATATGGGCGGTGGCATGGGTGGTAATATGGGCGGTATGCGTGGCAACATGGGCGGTATGCGTGGCAACATGGGCGGTATGCGTGGCAACATGGGCGGTATGCGTGGCAACATGGGTAGCGGTACGGGCAACAGAAGAAGTATGGTTTCCAAGCGTCCTGGTAGTATGGGTTCCAAATCGTCAATGGGTCGCCCAGGAGGTATGGGTTCCAAATCGCCAATGGGTCGCCCAGGAGGTATGGGTTCCAAATCGCCAATGGGTCGCCCAGGGAGGTATG